TCCTGACTCTGGTGAAACTAAAACCTTTGGGCCTACTGAGATTGTTAATGGTCTTGCATTTCTTACGACTGCTGAGAAGCTGATAGGCCATAATATTATTGGCTATGATCTTCCAGCTATCAAGAAGATACATAACATAGACCTATCAGAAGGGCGAGCGATTGTAGATACACTTGTACTCTCTCGCCTATTTAATCCCACCAGAGAAGGAGGGCATAGCCTTGAGTCTTGGGGCTATCGCATTGGCCTACAGAAAATAGATCATACAGAGTTTGGGGAGTACACCCCAGAGATGTTGAACTATTGTCGCAATGATGCTGTCCTCAACGCAAAAATGTTCAATCAATTAAAGTCTGAGTCTCGTGGCTTTAGCCGACAGTCGGTAACGATAGAGCATGACACCCTGAAGATTATTGCAGAACAAAGGGATCATGGCTTCTTATTGGACATTCGTGCGGCTACACTCCTTGAAGCTGAACTGACTGATCGCCTCAAAGAAGTAGAGCGTGAGGTTCAGAAGACCTTCAGACCTAAGCAACTAAAAACTATTCTTCTACCACACTTCACCAAGACAGGTGCGCTATCTAAGATGGGCCTCATCCAAGGCTCAACAAAGAAAAGCCGTCTGACTCAAGAAGAATATGAAGAGCTTGCAACCAAGCGTAAAGCTGTACGCATTGAAGAAGTTCCTTTCAATCTTGGCTCACGCAAACAGATTGGTGAATATCTAATTGACTTTGGATGGGCGCCAAAGAAGTTTACTCCTACGGGCCAGCCAATCGTAGATGAATCTACACTCAGCAAGATCACAGACATACCTGAAGCAAAGCTTATTGCAGAGTATCTTCTTTTACAAAAGCGTATAGCACAGGTATCCTCTTGGCTCAAAGCGACCCATGAAGATGAGCGTGTACGTGGTTTTGTAAATCCTAATGGTACTATCACAGGACGCATGACACACAACAGCCCTAATATGGCACAGGTGCCTAGTGTTTCTGCACCCTATGGTAAAGAGTGTCGAGCCTGCTGGACTGTATCAGAGGGCTATAAGCTAGTTGGTATTGATGCTAGTGGCCTTGAGCTAAGAATGCTTGCACACTACATGAAGGACGAGGACTTCAAAAATGAAATACTGCACGGAGACATACACTCAACTAACCAAAGACTTGCAGGGCTTAAATCAAGAAATCAGGCAAAGACATTTATCTATGCACTCTTATACGGAGCAGGAGATGAAAAACTTGGCAGTGTGGTTGGAGGAAACAAACGCGATGGTGCGAAACTTAGAAAGCGTTTCTTCGATAATCTCCCTGCATTTAAACATCTTAAAGACGCAGTTGGACGAGCGGCTTCAAAAGGTTTCTTGAAGGGCCTTGATGGTCGCAAGCTATATGTTCGCTCTGAACACGCCGCACTGAATACATTGCTCCAGAGTGCTGGTGCTATTGTTATGAAACACGCTATGATAAACTTACACCGCGACATAAAACTTAATACTCTTGACGCACACTTTGTCTGCAACGTCCATGATGAATGGCAGATAGAAGCTTTAGAAAAACAATCTGATGCTGTCGGTCAGCTAGGTGTAGACGCTATTCGTAGAACGGGGGAAGAGCTTGAGCTTTTCTGTGAGCTTGATGGCGAGTATAAGATAGGAGATAACTGGAGTGAAACACACTAAGTACCCTTATAAAAGATATTTGGAAAATAAATCTAGGGTTACTCTGAATGGTAAAAGGTATAGACTAGGAAATCCTAACCACCCATTTAATTTCATTTATAAAAGGTTTGGGATGGAAGCGGCTTTTACAGTAATGGGGCTTGTTCCTTCTGGTCTAGAGCAAATTAAATTAACTGTAAATAATCTTTTTGCTGAAGTAAAAAGTGGTCATATATATTTAATGACTAATCCTGCATACCCCGGATGGTGCAAAGTGGGGATGGCTGTTGATGCTGAAGATCGTGTCAATCAATTTCAGACAGGATCACCGTTTAGAGACTATAAGCTTTTTAAGTTTTTTGAAACTGATGATAGGCGTGGGTCTGAAAAGAAGGCACATGATGTACTAGAAGAAAAGATAGATGATCGTAGAGGCGAATGGTTCCATATAAGTCCAGAAGATGCTGAAAAAATATTAACTGAATTATTTGAAAAAGAAGGCGATGCAAGTGAAACTTGACACACTAATTGACGATATCTATGGACAGCTTTCAGCTTTATCCGAAGGCCGTGAATTTAATTTATCAGAAGAAGATCTAGACTTTACTCTAGCTCGTATGAAAGATTCCATCTTGGCTTGGGCTAGACCATCCGAAAGGAACTCAGAGTTTACTCTGCGTATGTCTAACATTGGTCGCCCTACTAGACAGCTTTGGTATGAGCAGAATATGCCTACTGAATCTTCAGGCCCAACGCCTTCCACACAAATCAAGTTCTTGTACGGACATATCCTAGAAGAGATTCTTCTTATGTTTGTCAGGGCCGCAGGCCATAAAGTTACTGACGAGCAGAAGGAGGTCGATGTTCGTGGCATCAAAGGACACATTGATTGCAAGATAGATGGCGAAGTAGTCGATGTAAAGACTGCTTCTAAGATAGCCTTCAATAAGTTTCGTGAGGGCCGTCTGCGTGAAGATGATCCCTTTGGTTATATGTCCCAGCTTGCTGGCTACGAAGAGGCTGAGAAGTCCTCTGAAGGGGGTTTCCTTGTCATTAATAAAGAGAGCGGTGAGTTGTGCTTATATCGGCCAGAAGAACTTGACAAGCCTAGTATAAACTCTCAGATACAGCGCACACGTAAAGCATTAAAGCTGGCTACACCTCCAGAAAGATGTTATGAGTCTGTACCAGAAGGTAAGAAAGGCAACATGAAGCTGAACCGCAACTGTAATTATTGTGCTTATAAGTTTGAATGCTATAAAGATTCTAATAACGGTCAAGGCTTACGAACATTTAAGTATGCTAATGGGCCTGCTTACTTTACGCACGTTGAGGTTGCACCAAGAGTAGAGGAAATAACATGAACCAGAAGACAATGAAAAAGATTAATCGTCAGGTAAGAGTTATTTCTGTTGAGTGGTTGCAGAGCATCATGCCAGAAGAAGAAGCAGAAAAGATAAACCTAAAAAACTATAAGCAGTTTCTCAGTCAAACTTCCCACTATTTCAAGGAAAAACAGTTCTTGAACTCTTCCTTCACAGAAAGGTGGACAAGAAATAAGCTGAAGGATTTTTATAATAAGAATCCAGACAAGCCTATTGACAGCTACACTGCCGCTGATCTAAAATGAAAGCTACCACTCTTGAGGCGCTAATATTCTTTTGTGCCAAACAACTGGCAGACGATGAAACAATAGATGATGATCTTCTATTTGAATTGTATGCTGTATTGAAGTTACACTTTGAAGGAATACCTACAGTACATTGAAACCAAAAATAAAAAAGGGATATAGAAAGGCTCGCGTTAAGCGCCCCGTCGATAAAGCGCCTGTTCGTGGATACGATTCTAATTGGGAGTATGAGTTACACTCAGGCATCCTAAACGATTGGAAGATACATTCAGAGCAGGCAAGCTATATCGTTGAGCATACTTATCATCCAGATTTCATTCGTGAAATAAATGGAAAGAAAATTTATCTAGAGGCAAAAGGCCGCTTCTGGGATCATAATGAGTACAACAAGTATGTGTGGATAGCAAAAGCTTTACCAGAAGATATTGAACTGGTATTTTTGTTTGCTGATCCTAATGCTCCAATGCCCCAAGCAAAGCGCCGTAAAGATGGCACCAAAAGAAATCACGCTGAGTGGGCTTCCTCTAAAGGATTTAGATGGTTTTCTGAAGATAGTATCCCAGAAGATTGGATAGATGTTTCAAAGAGGGGGAGTATAGGGGATGATGAATGATCGCAAGCGCGAGCGTTTAGAAAAGTTTAGCCGCCATAAAAGAAAGAAGTACGAAGAGCGGCCTGACGAGAAATACAAACCAATAAAAAAGCGCAACAAATATAAGCTAAACATTAATGACCTGAACGACATTGAAGAGTTGGAATGAAATCACCATGCACAAAAGTTTGTAAGATAGAAAACGGAGTTTGCATTGGGTGCGGAAGAAACCTAAACGAAATAAGTAATTGGTCTAAATACACAACCGAAGAAAGGAGTAAGATCATTGGACGCCTATCAACAATACATACACAAAAGCCGGTACGCACGTTACCTACCAAATGAAGAACGTCGAGAGACATGGCAAGAAACAGTAACTCGCTATGTAAATTATTGGGGATCTAAACTTGATGTAGATGAGCAAGTAGAAATCCATAAAGCTATACATGATTTAGAAGTCATGCCGTCCATGCGGGCATTGATGACTGCTGGTGAAGCTTTAGATCGTGACAATGTAGCAGGATTCAATTGCAGTTATATTGCTATTGATAGTCCTCGCGCCTTTGATGAAATGATGTACGTACTTATGTGCGGTACAGGCGTTGGCTTCAGTGTCGAAGAGCAATATGTTTCTAAACTTCCAGAAATCGCAGAGGATTTCCATGCAACAGATACAGTCATACACGTTCCGGATTCAAAAATTGGATGGGCGAAATCGTTTAGGGAACTGGTATCGTTGCTTTATTCTGGTCAAATTCCAGAATGGGACACAACTAGAGTTCGACCTGCGGGTGCCAGCCTTAAAACTTTTGGAGGTCGAGCAAGTGGCCCAGAACCTCTTGTCGAACTCTTCAAATTTACAGTTAGATTATTTAAGGGAGCGGCTGGACGAAAGCTTACGCCCCTTGAATGCCACGATCTTTGCTGTAAAATCGCTCAAATAGTTGTTGTAGGTGGGGTTAGGCGCAGTGCGTTAATTAGCCTCTCTGATCTATCGGATGATGATATCCGACAAGCAAAGCACGGTGCTTGGTACAATACAGAACCACAACGTGGCCTTGCAAATAACAGTGCCTGCTATACTAGCAAGCCTTCCTTTAATTTATTTAGTGCAGAATGGAGTAGCTTACATGAATCACAAAGCGGAGAACGAGGAATATTCAGCCGTGCGGCTAGTAAAAAACAAGCTTCAAGAAACGGTAGACGAGATAGTGAACGAGATTTCGGAACGAACCCATGCAGTGAAATCATCCTTAGACCAAATCAATTCTGCAACCTTTCAGAAGTTGTCGTCAGACCGAAAGATACACTTAACACTCTTCGGAGAAAAGTACGAATTGCGACTATCTTGGGTACTCTCCAAGCCACGCTCACGGACTTCCGCTACCTGAGAGGTATTTGGAAAACTAATACAGAAGAAGAATCTTTGCTGGGCGTGAGCCTTACAGGGATTCTTGACAACCCACTACTGACGCTGGAGAACAAGAACCTTGATAAGCTTCTTACGACTCTGCGTGAAGAGGCTGTCGAAACTAATAAGATCTGGGCAGAACGCTTAGGCATTCCTCAGAGTGCGGCTATTACCTGTGTTAAGCCTAGCGGTACGGTTTCCCAACTAGTAGATTCGGCATCAGGCATCCACGGACGTTATGCCCCTTTCTATATTCGACGGGTCAGGGCTGATGTAAGAGATCCTCTGTGCAAGATCTTAGAAGACGCTGGAGTGCCTTGTGAGATGGATAACTTCTCACCTAGTACTAAGGTATTCGCCTTCCCCAAGAAGGCTCCAGAGGACGCTGTGTTCGCTTCTGAGCAGACAGGGATGGAGCAGTTAGAACTCTGGGCCACATACCAAGAACACTGGTGTGAACACAAGCCTAGTATTACTGTATACTATCGGGACTCTGACTTCCTTGAGATTGGTAATTGGGTATACAATAACTTTGATACAATCTCTGGTATTAGTTTCTTACCGTATGACGAACACACATATGCTCAAGCCCCATACGAGCAGATCACGGAAGAGGAATACAATGAAATGGTAAAAGATTTTCCGACAGCCTTTGATTGGGATCTCAACGAAGCAGATGACTTCACTGAAGGAGCGCAAACACTAGCTTGTGTTGGCGGTGCTTGCGAACTCTAATGTCTCAGAAGGATGCAACAATAATAGGCTTCCGCATCCTGATAGATTCAGAAGGGCTTTTTGTCACCGAAGCTACTGAACTTCCTGACGAACATATTGCAAAAGTATTTCGTGAAGAAGAAACTCAGATACTGGTTCGTGCGGCAATAAAGTCCTTTAAAGAACAGACCGGGGATATGCACTCAAAATTAGAAGCAGACATAGACGCTATCAATAGAATACTCTGATGTTCAAGTACATTCTATTTGCGTTTATGTTGGTGTCTGCGCCTTTGGCGAACACTGACACCCTAATAAGATCCGGTTGTTCTAAAGATTATCTGGGGGTAGAGTGGTTTATCTACGAAGACGCTGACGGTAAGCGCTATTCAACAAAAGATCCTAGATCTAGAAAGTGTGGTTATCGTCGTTATCTAAACCTGTCGATGGAAAAAGATGCCGGAGACAGGTTTGATCCTGCCATAGTCAACGTAGATTATAAAGATATGCTGGGCCGCAATGAGCCTTGGGGAATGGTTCATCATTCAACTACTATAGGCGAGGCGGTTAGAGTCGGTAGAGATACTGTCCACATCTTTGGAGATGGTCGTATAGGCGATGGAGTCTTTACGTTAGGCAGACAAGAAATACAATTCCGTATAGAAAAAGAACCTCTATGTGAAGTTGATAATAGAGTTGACTGTGAAGGACATACTCAAAGAAGTAATCAACAGTTTATTTATTATGGAGAAGATGACGATAGGATCGTAACGTGGGAGCTAGGTGTATTGGTGTACGCCTCCCATAGAGACTATGGAATAGATGTACCTATAGAGATCCTTGAAGAGTGGGATGAAGATCATCCTCAGTGGACTAAGTGGGAAAAGCGTTTAGCAGAGTACAACAAAGTCTATTGGCTGTCTGGTGTTCACGTAAACTACAGGCTTACCAAATTATATCTTGCACACTGGCATAGGTTAGGAGAGATTGGAAACATGACGGCGGGCTTACCCGTTGATGTTATTCTTGGATACGGGACATCTTATCCCGACACTTGCGGTGTTGCTAGAGTTAAAACATACTTTAGTGAAGGTAAGCCGCCATATTCTATGAGCCGTTGCAGTATATATACAGACCTACATGAGATTGGACACTCAGTAGGGCTTGCACATGGCCCAGAGAACCAAGACTACAAAGCCAGAGGATATATCTTTCCTGATTTTGGACATGGTTGGAATGATATTTGTAACACCAAAGATGATCTCATGTCTTATGGACGCGAGGGAGTCTTTCATTCTAATTCTAAATTGTACTGCGATGAGATCTTTGATATGTGGTATGATGGGGTGTTGGCAGGAGGAACAGAGTTCTCAGATACTGCCAAAGCAATCAATAGAGTTAGATATAATGTGTCGCTTATTCACGACGAGAACAAGTACGTAGATCCAGACGCTAGGCTACGACCTGTAATGTCCAGAGCTAGGCGTATTGAAATAGAGGTTATTGACTAGCAGGGTTTGCTAACGTCCATTGCAGACGCAATTAGCCCACCCGTACTAGCTCTATGGCGAGCAGTTTTCTTAGCAGTCTTTTTAGGTTGCTTTGAAAATTGCTTGCCTTTTTTTGTGTCTTCTCTTTTCTTTGCAGACGTTGCGGCATACTCCGAATCTGATAGAGAAGCAATGGCACTTTCTGGTAGATAGCGTTCACCTGTAGCCTCTGGGCCTTGTGTAGAAGGCTTACCAGACTTAGTTCCCCAATCTTCATCTGTCCAACTCTTTAGGGACTGCTGAGACTTTTTAAGTGCCATACAAATTCCTCTTATATAATTTTATATAGAACTTGGCTTTATGTGTAGCCGCCTCCCGCGTCTTTGTACTGCTTGGCAAGAAATTGGGCTTTACGTGCAGACCACTGCCCCGACTTACCGCCTTTGCTACCCGCTTTAATTTTGTTAAACAGACGCTTACGCATCCCCGGCTTAGTGTAGTTTCCTGCCTCATTAACTTTACTTCCTTCATTATACATTTGGCGTTCTAGATCAAAAATACTTTTCATCGTCAACGCTCCATGTCTGATATAGACTTATAAGATACTAAGCCGCCCTTATTTAAACGACCAACCCTCATGTTTTTTGGGCCTAGCTGTGCTGGATCATAGCTAACACCTACAGGATCATCGTCCTTTTTCTTTTTATTGTTATTAGTATTGGTGGTGGTTGTTGTGGGCTGTGTACCGCCTTTCTTTACGGCTTGAGTAGCTACTTTTACCATAGCGCCCAACCCCGGATTCAAAACGGTAGGTAACACACTTGCAAGAGCCTTTACATCTTTAATACTTATTTTGCTTGCCATTCTAATCTCCCGGCGGTAGCGCCAATAGTTTTTCGTTTGAAATTATCCAAGCCTTTGGGATGGCTATTTCTGCATCACCCTGCACGGCTTTACCATCTTCAATCAACACATGAGGACATATAATTATAAGGTCATCGTCCTCGTGGATTACCATGCCGCAAGAGACTGCAATAGCGGCTGTAATCTGTTTGAGTTCATTGATGTCTCTCCAGCCCATGTTTGAGCCTCCAGAGGCATCGTGCCATACAATCTTACTGAGCGTTACCACTTGACTTTATCAGCCCAGTAAGCCGCAGACATTTTACCCTTCTTGATATTACGGCCATGACGGGCTTTGAAGCTCTTGCGCTTGGCTTTCATACGCGCAGATTCACCAGCCTTGGGCTTACCCGCAGTCTTAGCGCCCTGCTCACCAAAGCGAATAATTTTTTCTTTACCGCCTTCGCAGGCTTTGACAACATGAGACTTTTTAGGATGGTTGGGTGTGCGTCTAGGCTTGTTACAGGCCATTTTTTTCTTGTCGATCTTACCGCCCTTGGCAAGACGCCTTCTAATACCTATACGATCTTCTTCATCCGTAAAGGCTTCTCCAGCCTGCTCGTTGTAGGGGCGTCCTGTTAGCTTATCTACACGCTCGTCAGGCTCTACAGGGGCTTGAGGTACGTTTAGTACTACCCCGCCCTTAGCTCTTGGTAAACGCGCTTGACGCTCTCTTCCTGTCTCATCAACAGGTATTAAAGGTGTACTACGATACTGATATTGAGCGCCGTTTAACTCTCTAATTAGTCGCTGTATTTTTTCTGGTTGTCCTTGTACTTTTGTAAATAAATCTTCGGATCTTGTTCGCGCATAATCTATATCATAATAACTATTTCCTGCGATTCTGGTGATTGCTTGATCACTCAGACCTGCGCTCTTCATAACTTTGCGAGCTTCTACGTCACCAACTAGTTCTTTTACACTATCGTACATAAGATAAAGGTCTTGCTGGGCGTCATAGTTTGATCGCAAGTTTCTTTTTTGTTCTCTTGAAATATCTTCTGGCTTATCGCCAAAATTTATTTTCTTAGAAAAATCAGCGCGACCATGATTTTGAAAATCACTAGACGCATAAAACATTTTGTCTTTAGGGTCTAATCGACTAAAACGAATTCCAATAAGATTGGCGGCAAGCTCTGCGCGTTTGTCGTAGCGTATTGCTCCTGTAGCCGCACTAACTTTTGGTGGCTTATCAAAATACATTTCACCCATGCCTGTAGCGTCTGCATCAACGAAGAGCCTGTATAGGCTATCAACACTTCCCGGCATCATCGACATAGCGACATGGGAAACACCATCTATAAGCTTATTAATGCTTGTTTCATTCTCAGGAAAAAGTTGTTTACCTTCTGCTGTACGCCCATCGTCGCTTTTAGCCGCAACATAAACATCTGCTAAAGCTTGTGTAATAATTGAAGCATCTGTATAAGGCGTTAAAGACTTTTCAAAGAACGATCCTGCGGCATCAACTAAATACTCATCCAGTTCTTTTCCTTTTAGTGAACCATCAGCTATCATGTGATAGGCTTCTTTTATAGGTTCTTTCAAAACACTATAAGAATCTATAAATTGAGTATCAGCAACAAATATGTCTCCCTCTGGGCCTCTAAATGGAATGCGTGTAGCCTTAGACCAAGGAGTATGTGAAACTCTTTGAACGGCTTCTTCTTCTTCGTTAGTAATTCCTGTAAGATAGGCCGCTGTACCGGCTATTCCTTCAAAGGCTCCCATAGATGCTGTAAAGCCAGCAAGCCTTGCTCGTCCTCTTGCGGCAATAACCCTATTACCAGAAGTAATTTCTTTTGATGCCTGCCTAACAATGTGTGCAGAAGTTCTTACAATCTCAGCAGGGAATGAAACAAAACTACCAATCGGTAAATACCTAAAAGCCTTTACACCGTTAGGTACTTTGTCGTAGTTGGGCATAGTATCTTGAATAATTTGTGCGGCCCTGCGCTCCAAAACCTCAATAGGCTCATCTGGAAAAGCTTTCTTTAAAACATCTAGTTCTTTTTCAAACGCATTTATTTTAAAGAAATCATCTGTAGCCACATATTTTTTTTCGGCCCACTTATAGAGATCAGCGGCCTTTTCGCCAGCCATGCCGTATCCTCTAAGGCCATCAAAAAAATCATCGGCAGAGCCATCAAGTTCTGTGCCAGCCCTCATAAGCTTTCGGAACTCATTTACTTTGACGTTAGTATTGATTACGCCAAGCCCTAAATATTTTTCGTACAGCGCATCTAAGCCAGTATCACCTTGATTCTTAATAGCGTTTGTTAAAATTCTTTTTGTTTCAGATCTATTAAAAAATGGATTAATTCCATTAGCCAAACCAAACTGCATACCGCCCAAATAGTTTCTTAGGTGGGTTACATGACTAAGTACAGTCTTAGAAGCTTGAGAAACACCCTTAGCCTTCATAAAAGCAATATAAGATTCTTGCAAAGGACGAATCATTCGATTACCAGAGCGTGAAGTATCCAACAGTTCTGACTGCCTTCCCGCAATAGCTATGCCCATTTCTCTTGTTGTATATTTACCGTCTAATGATGAGTTAGTACCTGTAATTTTATAGTCGTACTTAACATTGCCTATGGTTTCTGGGCCGGTAAAAATGTATTTATCTCTACCTAACTGCAAAAGATTATCAGCAAACTTATTTGTTTCAACAAGCTGAGACATTTTACCTACAGTTAAAAGAATATTATCAACAGGATCTGTAACTTCTCCCATAAGCCGTCTTATATCAGCATCAATATCTTTTTTACCTGTAAGAATTTCTTTATTTACCCGCACTGCTTTGCCATAGTGGTCTAGCCCTGAGTAATCCCCACGATTTAGAATAGCATCTACTTGACCTAAAGCTTGATCATAGGCTTTTTCAGGCGTTAGGTTTGGGTTGTCCAGCAATTTACTTGCTTGTAGTTTTTTAACTACCTGATGCTTGAGATTTTCATCTGGCTTAAAACCAGAATCTTCAAACAACCGATACGATCTTCTAATATACTCTCCTGAATTAGCTGTAATAATTTCTTTAAACTGTTCGTTAGGTATACTAGAGTTAGCAAGTTTTGCAGACAGGTCATCTATAAGGTTTCTTGCGTTTAGTAGCTCTATTGCCGCATCGTCTGGAATACCCATGCGCTGTGCCACACGCAACGCCTCTTCTTCATATTCGCCTTTAGTAATTAAACCCTTGTAAAAGTCTGATGAAGCATTTAAAGAAGCTGTTAAAAAATCTGTTAAGGTTTCTTCAGATACTGAATCAACAGGAAGCTTGTCCAATGCTTTACTTAAACGATTAGCAATGTTTTCTGCTTCGCGTACAGTTTGTCTTTGTGCGTATTCTTTACCACGAAATAAATTATAGGCGTTGGTTGTAAAGTATCCGCGAGACGTAATCATTTGTTGATAAAAGCGCCGTAGTAAACTACTATTTTGCTGATCAACTTGTGCTTGATTTTTAGGCGTTTCTGAAAACTTTAGGTCTTGATGAATATTAGACTTATTTATTTTTACAGCTTCTCTAGCTTCTTTTAATTGTTTTACAGCAGACTCAGCTTGTTTTTCAAGGGTATCTGCTTTTGGCAATACAATACCTAAACCCCTAAAAAATCCTTCTGCAACACCACCAATAATCATGCCTTCAAAAGCAATTTTAAGGCGTTGCTCTGCAATACTATCGTCTTCGTCTACAGATAAAAACTCTACAATATCTTTTCCAAAACCTTCTAAAAGTCCTTCGTCTTCAGACCTTTCAAAGTCTGTTGCGAAGCCTTCTTCACCACTTTTATGTAAAACTGAATCAATAGTTGCACCCGAAATAAGACCATTTGCAATTATAGGAAGTTGAGGAGCAACCCTAGATAGGGTAGTTCCTATTTTAGCACCACCAACAAAATATGGAGCAAGTTCTAAACCAACTCCTGTTAGTGTTGTAGCCTCTTTAAAGCGCCCCTGCTCATCAATAACTCTTTCTTTGATATCGCTTTCTTCGCCTGTTACAGCGCCTGTGACTGCCGCAATATTATCTAAAAATTGTTCTCGTGAACTGCCCTCTAGTGTTCGACGCATAGCCTCTTTTTGAGTGCTGTTTAAACCAGTCATCCCTAAGACTTGTTCCATAACAAAGTTTTGAGGGATTTCTGCAACACGCATAAAACCTTTTGCAATGTCAGCAACTAAATCATCTTCTGGCTCTTCCTCCTCCTCCTGAACAGGTTTACTATCTATAGGCGAAAAACCACTAGGCTGATTATTGACTGATAAGTTTTGGTCAATCTTTGAAAGTTTTTCTTTTTCTTGAGCCTTATCCATAGCCATACGATACAGTTCTTCATCGGTTGGATTACCTTCGTATGCAACCGTGATAGTGCCATAAACAGTTGGGACATTTGCAGTACTCATATTTTTATGGGATCCTTTGTATTGCTGGCGAAATACCTGTAGCTTGATCTACACGCCCACGTATATCTGCTAGGTGTGAAAAGAACTTAATCATTTCTTCTTGTTGATCTGTAATGCCATCGCCGTTACTATCTAGGTTGGGATCCATCTGTGAAATTGAACCATAGTTTGCCCATAGGTCTACTCTAACTAGCTCTGTATAAAGGGCCGCTTGGTTTTTAGCTTCAAGATCATCATTCAAAAGATTAGGATCTTTTACTTCCCCAGTTGCTGGATCAACTTCTGAACCAACAACAACCTCAAACATGATATCTGCAACCATTTTATATTTTTCAGGGCTATCAATGTCTCCAAAAGATAAAGGTGCTGGGCTACCATTTTCATCTGTAAGCTCTCTTAATCGTTTTGCAATAATTCTTTGACCTTCAGGCTTAACATGATTTTGATAAAACTCTTGTAGGTCAAAAGCACTTCTAGTAGCAGTCAACAACTGAGTAGGAGTTATAGTTTCACTTTCATCTATAACTGTGTATGTTGGATCGTCGTATGTTTTTACGGGTTTCCCGTCTAAATCTTTTCGGGACATATCAGTTGTTTCATTTTGATTGACTAAAACCATAGTGCCGCCAACATTTTTAACGGTTAAAACTGGTTTTGTTGTTATCGGCCCACGATTAGGATCAATCTCTTGATCAGCAATCATTTTATTTACAGCATCTACTTGGGCTAGTAACATACTGCCAGTTTCTTCATAAGAATCTACTAGAGCATTTAGTTTTTTAGCGTGGTACGCACGAGAGGTTGAGTCTTGAGCATCAATAAAGTCTCTATATGCAAGCATCTCTTCCATATCAAGATCCTCTTGAGACTTACCATCAAAAGCTTTAGCAAAAGTAGAAGTAAACAAATCTTCAAGTGAGTTAGGTCGATACTGACTTCTTACCATTTCTAGTTGATTTGAAAAATTATTCATGTCTTGGCCTTCGTAAATACCTCTAGCCTCAGTTAGAATTTTTAATCTTTCTTTTGCGACTTCTTGTGCCGCCGCATAAACTTTACTTTGATAACCAACTTCATCTAAGCCTTCTTTCCAATCAGGTGTGTTTGCTTTAACACTTTGCTCCATAAATGGAATTGCTTTCTGAGTTAAGTACTCTAAAGGGGTTAGCCCTTGTGCGGCGTCTATTTCAGCCCACTCTGCTTGTAGTCTTGCAATATTAGTATCGGCTTGAGCCGCTAGTTGAGTAGCCCCACGTTGCTCAGTAGTATTCAAAAAATCATATGTTTTATTTTTTAATACAGCATTACCAATTGCAACACCACCCTTGATAAGACCACCCAGAATAGTATCTGTAAGGTCTTGATCTCTTTGGCGCTTTGCAATCTCTTCAGCACGATCTTGTTGTTGTTTTTGTAGCAGACTAAATGTTGCGTCTATACCCTGTACCATTATCCCATGACCTCTTGTTGTGGAGCCGCAAGAAGACTTTCAGTAGGCTCTTCTTGCATTTCTGCATTAACATTACCGTCTACAGCTTCAGAAGGCTCTATTGTTCTAAGTCTTTCTTGACTAGTTTCAGACAAGAATGGAAGAGACATTTTCATTTCTTTAAACTTTTGTATATTGTCTCTACGCTCTTTAGATAGCCTAGCCCCTAAAACCACAGGATCGTTTTCTTCTTCAGAGGCTTCGCCCCTTTCTATTACAAAGTCCACTCCTGCTCTTTCTGCAAGAGCCATGATAATATAGGCTGTAGGCTCTATCAAAAGAGTCATTAAATTTACATCCCATTTGCCCTGTGTAAAGCCTGTAAAAAGAATTACTTGCACAACATCCATTACAGGAATACCTTCAAGTAGACTTTGTATTAGCTGATCATAACGATCTTCATCAATTAGTTCAGAAAAAATCCATTCTGAAGCCGCATGAATATCTACATACTCAGGCGGCTTTTCATAAGGTGCGGGGTCATCTGGATCTGAAGTTAGGCTAGAGCCGGGAATAGGCCCACCCCGCAATATTGCATCAAAATATTCTTCATCCATTATGCCGGTACTCCCCTAGCCCTTGCTTGTTCTACATATTGATTAAAGTTGTATTGCTGTGACATTACCCCATAAGGATTAGCCATAGCATACTGTGTACCTACCTGACTTATAAGACCTTCATATGGGTTTGCACTAGAAGTCACAGGACTAATAGAAGTTTCAAAGTCTCCTAATGCTACTGAACTTGAATAAGCAATTGGTCTTAGTTGTTCAGCGGTTGGTGAAAGCCCTGTTGCTTGTGCTATAGCTTCTCGCCCTAAAGCCTTTCCAGTTTCAGGTATAAAATCAGTAACTGCTTCCCTAATTTTTGCTCTTCCAACCCCTAAAAGTTCATCTGAGCTTTTGCCCGTTAAAAACTTACTTGTTTTATCTAGCAAAGAACTTTCTGAAGCAACATAGTCTGGTACACCCGTTGATATAGGTGCAGTAGTTGTGCCGCTTGCAACAGTTGCTGGTGGTGGCCCTTTCATATAAGTTACACCATCTATTGTTCCAACAGGGCCAAAGGGATCTCCTCCCAATAAAGGCTCTCCCCCAACTCTCGCCATAGCCGCTTCAGTTTGAAGCCTGTCTTTTGTTAAAGCATCTAAGGCGCTCTCACTATCAATAGCCTCTCTTAGAGGTGCTTCATTCATTAATGAATCTTCTGGAATTTCTTTTAAAGTTCTTTGAGGTACTGATACTTCAGACAATGGATCAAGATTAAAAATATTGCCTCCTGCTTTGGCTATATCTGTCATAGACTTTTGAGTAACTTCCCAAGCACTAGAAAAAGTTTTCTGAGTTATGTCTAGTCTTCCACCTGTAAGAGTGTTTAAAGCGTCACCTAAGCCCGGAATTTTATTGGCTACAGCGCCTATTGTTTCGCCTATAACATTTGTAACGCCTTTTGTCACAGTGCTAAAAAACTTAGAGGTATTAGAAGCTACTTTTACGGCCCCTTGAATAAAGCTAGAGGCCGCTTGACCAACAGCACCCATGCCCTGCAAAGCTCCTGCAAGACCACCAACAGTACTGCCTGTCCCAACTAATAAGCCCGATAACATTTGCCCGACCCCCGGCAGGACAAGTGCAAGACCGATTTGACCAATAATCCCAATCTTGCCCATAAATTTTCCAATCTTTTTAAAGGCGCTTTTAATTCCCTTGCCAATTTTTTTAATGACTTTCTTTATACCTTTAAATATTTTCTTGAAGAATCCCATTTACTTAGCCTCCCGGAAATATTGCATCAACTAGATTTTTCAAAGCAGTAGTGCCCGTTCTTGAGTCCTTACCAGCCGCCGCTTCGTTACCAAGAGCTACAGCATATAGCTGAGTCTTTCTAGTTTCTTCGTTTTCATATTGCTGTCTGAGATAGTTTGCTTCATCTCTAAACTGTTGCCACATATTTTGTTGCTCTTGTAAACTGATGTTAAAGGCGTTCTGAGCATTTTGTTGATTAGCGGCATTTTGTGCGGCAGTGTCTGCTGTAGCCAACTGTCGCTTCCAAGCTACATCTGCCTGTGCAATCGCTTGTGCATTTGCGGCATTAAACTGATCACGCCTAAACTCTTGATCAGCTACAAACTGTTGAGCCTGTAAAGTCATTTGATTGTTTGCAATATATTCATTACTAGAAACTTGCATTCTTGTTTGTTGTAGATTTGCCGCAATTCCAGCATTAGTTAAAGAAGCTTGATTTTTAGCTTGTTGATTAGCTAACTCTTGGCGGTTCTGTTGTTCAGTATTAAACTGTGCCATAGCATTTTGCTGTGAAACATTAAACTGATCTACCTGAGATGCCAAACTTGCATTAAATTGATTTACTTGATTTGTGCTTTGAGCATTAAACTGTCTTGCGGCATTCTGAGCCGCTTGATTAGACAGCAAAGCTTGTTGTTGCATCTGAGCATCAATCACTGCCGCCTGCTGACGATTGTTTAGGTTTGCTAAATCCATTTGCAAAAACGACTGTGCGTTCTGTGCCGCAAGTTTTGTCTGAGCATCAAGGTTAGCTATATCTAACTGAGCCATAGCCGTAGCATTTTGAATAACGGTTTGCTGTCTATTATTCAAATCTTGCATGGTCATAGTTTGCATAAACTTACTATTAGCCAGAATAACTTGTTGGTCAGCACTAAACTGAGCCATATCCATGTTTGCGACCATTGAAGCATTTTGAAGCGCACGTTGCTGGTCAGCATTAAGCTGTGCAACATTCATACGATTTGCAACTTCGGCCTGAAGCAAATTAGTCTTCATGCGAGAATCAAGATTAGCAAGTCTTGTTTGTTGTTCAGCCGTCAGATTTTCTGAGCCTGCTTGATTTAAGGCAGTTAGATTTGCAAGTTCCATTTGCTGTTCGTTGCTAAGGTTTGCCAACTCCATCTGTTGCTTAAAGCCTGCATTCTTAGAAAGAAAGTCTGCGGCAGTTTGCATTTCAACAAGACGAGACTGATTTTCAGCAGACATATTCGCCGCATTAGTCTGAAACTCAAACTGAAGATTTGCTAGTTCAGTCTGCTGTTCGTTACCTAAGTTCTGAGCATTGATCGACTGTTGGTTCTGAACATTCTGGATTGCTGTTTGCTGACGATTTTGAAGGTTCGCCATTCTCGTTTGCTGTGCTTGAGCCGCAGAAGTAATCATAGCGTCCTGTGCAAACTGGCTTTGAAGCACTGACATTTGCTGTGCCATCTGAGCCGTCTGAGAAGCCGCTGTTTGACGATTAGCGGTGTTTTGAAGCCTTCGCTGTGCGTCTAGGTTAGCTTGCTGTACATTGGCCTGTTGCTCGTTTGAGAGGTTCTGAGCGGCCCTTTGTTGTAAAGCCTGTGCATTAGACTGAGCAATCGGCATAGCACTTTGAATAATAGAATTTAAAAGTGCATCACGGCCTACGGTAGAAGCTGATAAGCCTCTTTGAGCCAGCATTCTATTTACTTGTTCTACTGCTGGTCTAGCCCATACAGGTACTTCACCATCTTCAATACCACCAAGAAGCGTTTCCATCTGTGAAGATACAAGAGCCTCTGTAGGCAAAGCCGCAACAGCCGCCTGCACCTCTATAGGCTCATTATCTATTTGAGCTTCAACAGTGGCAGGGTCTTCAACGATAGTTGCACTAAGCTCTGGAGGAATCTCTCCAACTTCTGCAACCATCTCAGCCGCCGCACCTTTAGCCGCTGTGCCCTTTACTTGACGTACTTGAGCGGCCTCATAGTTTAAAGTTTCTAATATCTGAGCGGCTTCTGCATCTTGAGCGGCCTTACCAATAATAGCTTCTCTCTGAGCTACTTCTGCTTCTTTTGTTGGAGCTACATCTGTAACTTGACCTGTAACTTTATCGACATAGGCACCGTCAGAAATGTCGTACTGTGCGGCCTGCTTAGTTAAAGCGGCTTGTTCTTGTGCGGCATCTCTTTCAGCCGCTACAGCCCTTTCAGTAAGTTCTTTTTCATCTACTCTAGCTATAGCGCCTTCGCTTAGTTCACCTTGTGCCGCCTGTACTGTAGGAACATCTTCTGGAGATATTGTAGCCGCCCGATATGTTGCGGCTGGTATAGGTGTAGGTGCCTGTGCTGTCGTCGCATCCCCAGCAGTTTTTGCCCGTCCAGTAAATGCTGTAGCTGTTGGTGCGGCCCCGCCACCTCCTGTACCACCAGTAAAACTAGTGTCTACCGTAGCCTGCCCCGGCCCTAATGTAATAACTTCTGAAGGGTCTGTAATACCGGGAACATTTCCAAGCAACTCTACTGTTGCTGGTGTAGGAGGCGTCATAGCTGTGGGAGGTGTAAGATCCTTTGCAGGATCACCTATAGGCTCTGCACCGCCAGCACCACCACCGGGGCCACCACCGCCGGGGCCACCACCGCCGGGGCCACCGCCACCACCACCGTTTGCGTTGTGCTCAGGATCGGCAGGACTATGCGGTGTAAACTGGCCTACTTTATTTATAGAGTGTGAGCCGCTGTGATATTCCCGCCTGACCTTTCTACGCTTACGATTCTTTTTCTTTGCTTGAGCCATTTATATATTCCTCAGTACGACCAGATTGCAGGAGATGGAAAAGCTTCTTCTGCCATATCTAAGTGTATAAATCGTCCTTTTCCTTTTTGATTAACACCTATTCTTTTTACGCCATGCTTCATGGCAACTTCAAGAACCTTTAAAGCTTTATCCCCGCTTACGGCTATATCGACTGCACACCCTGTTGTATGTGCGCCTACGCGACTCTTAGAAGCCTCTATAGGATGGTCAACACATCTGTATCCAGAGCTAATAACAAAAGCAAAACCACACTCTTCTCTAATGTTATTTAAAACCTTTAAAAATTCTTCATCAAACTTATATGCACCACAATGTTGACAACTCAACTCTTCTTTTGTAAAGTAACTCATTCTTAGTCTCTAGCGACCTTTTTAGTTTTCTCTACAGTTCTCATAGCTCCTAAGCCTAACATACCCAAAAGTACTGGCATCATCTCACCAATATCTAAATTAGGCATGATAACATTTATACCAGCCAAAGCACAAGCAAAGTTCCCAATAGGGACAGCAATAAAATTAAACCCCATACCGGCAACACAAATCCAACCTGTCGCTGGACGCCATCCAGACACAAAGATGCTAGTGTGTTTAGCTTCTTCACGATTAATTGATATTTGTTCTTTAGCCAATTCATGGGCGTGTCTTGTAGCCATTGTAGAAATTTCATGGGCCAACCTCGCTTTTTCGTCTGCATCTGGAATAAACTTATCTAGCAAGCCCGTGACAGGGCCAATCAACATATCTAACATACTTACCTCATCATATACACAAGGAATGATGCGCCTGCTGAGATAGCAACCCACATTAGTCTTTCTGCACCCTTAACAGTTTTAGAGTTTAAAATTACATCGTTACTAAGTTGTTTAATGTCTTCTTCTTGATCGTCTAATCTTTTTTCATGTCTATCAAGCCTTTTGAAGACTGATAATAATCTTTCGTCAATACGAGCAAGATCAGCAATTGTATTAGAAAGCTTATCTAGTTTTTCTTCTATGCGCTCTAAGCGTTGTTCTGTAGCCACTGTCACCCTCCAAAACTCTGTATAAAACTAACGGTTGTCCATATAACTCCACCAGCTACCATTAGTCCTACAACAATGGCTGATACGTCTAGCATTCTTCTTTGTCTACGTCTTTGTTTGTAGATCATGCGTTCACGCTTGGCTTTTATGTCCTTACGCATCTGCATCATTTCTTTATATGTTTCAGTTCCATAAGCCCAAGTAATTAGTTCTCTTACTTGTTTCTCTTGTTCTTCTATTTTCTTTTTAGCTATAACGGCATTGAGTGCTTGTTCTTCTACAGAGTTACCGTCAAACATCTTTTTAAATAACGGTGGGTTCTCTGCTTCTTTTTCAGCTTCTTTTATATCAGAAACTAAACCGTACCAGTGTCCTAGCTTTTGAGCTACGTGTTCAATTTCAGCGCCTTTACTGACAAGGACTTGAATGCCCTTGAATGTAGAAGACGCTATAGCTACTAACGATACGGGATCCATAGATTACTCTGGCTTTGTAGGCCACGTAATAGTCTGTGGAAATCCTTCTTGCTGTGGTACGTCTCGTAGAGCCTGTCTGTAGGTCGCCATATCCGCTGACATTGTTATATCTGATAAGCCATAGTGATCTGTAGCTTTTAACAGATCGTCCCGTGTAGCGCGTTCTGTGGCCTCTGCTTCTTTTAAATCAAAAGCCGCTTTATCTGCCCTTTGTTCGTCGGCAGTAACAACGCCTACAACATTTCTATTTTCATCATAAATATTAGAGTCTGCGAACATTGGCTTTAATATCCACTTTTCCTGCCAAACCCCATCAACATTTTCTACGCCATCACGAATTAACTCTTCTTCATTTCCGGGCGTGGGTGGCGTGACTTTTTGAACCTCAACTACATTAAGCGTTCTTAATGTTTCAGCAGTCCAATGCAAAGGAAGCGAAATATGTTTATTTTCAGACAATAATTCAGATTTGGTTTTTGTTTCTTCAGTTGTTAAATCAACATATAGCATTGTCATTCCTCACTTAATACTTTGGAAAAGCTGATTCTGGTGGATTAAAGTCTTCGGTATATACAGCCTTTCTAGTAATTCTAAATTGATCCATAAAGCCTTCTGCATTTCCTACTGAGGTGTTGCCCAGCTTCATTTTTAAGCCACCGTTCATAAGGCTAAAGCTAGTAAATGAGCTATCAGACCCAACAGATTCACCATTAATGTAAAGAGTCATTACTCCAGAGCTAACAACAACAGCAATATGATCCCAATTATTTGTCGTAAGAGCGCCACTAGAGCTAGATATACTTACTACATCTGCGCCACTTTTTTTCAATAGCGTTCTAACGGAACCTCCGCTAAGCCTATCTATTGAAAAGTAATTGCTACTATTTAAAAAAACTTGAAATAACCCAGCGTTAGTTGTGGTTGTGCCATAAAACCAAAACTCAATTGTTATATCTTCTTCGAATGTTGAAATTAAAGGCTGTGTGTGAACAGCCTGTAAATAATCGCTAGCTGAAGTTGTATCAAATCGAAGAGAGGTATTTCCAAATTTAGCTTGCGTATTAGTCAGCTTACAATCGCCTTCACTGCTGAAATTAAAGTTTCCAGCCAGATCATAAATCTTGCCATCATCATAGAATTGATAATGCGCTGTTGCAGATGTAGGGCTAAATCCACCAGCAGAAGATGGAACGCTTGAAACAATGCTGGAGTCATTTGCTGATCTAACATACCAATCAGAATAGAATGCCGATGCTCCACCACCGGCAATCCGGCTCATAATAAATGAATCGCCACCTAAAGCACCGCTTTCACTAATGGAGCCAACACTTGATCCATTTAAATAAAATGTGCCAGAGCTACTTCCTTTGTGAAACCCAACCCAATTCCAAGAATTAAAATTAAATGTTTGGCTTGTATTTCCATATACAAAGTTTGGGCTTCCATTCCAGTAATAAAAAATCAAACGACCATTGCTAAGTGTGCCAAACGAAAAATATTCTGTGCTTGTGCTAAGTTGCCCAACCCCAATAAATGCGCCATTGCCATTATTTGTAGTTCGATTGCCCTTTAAATAAACCCAAGCCGCAAACGTCATTGAGCTTGCATGGATACTGGTGCTAATACCTGTCGAAAAATAACTGTTGCGATTTTGTCCATCACAAAAAACAGAGCCACCGTCAGTTGATGGATCAAGTGCGGATGAATTTCTAAACGGACTATATGCAACAACCTCTGGGCCATTAACATTACTGCTAAGCTCAATCGTTCTGGTCGAATCGCCATTATCAATAAATCTATTTGACTGAAGGCAAAGAAATTTTTCGGTATAGCTGGGGCTACTTGTAAGAGGCGAAGTTGGCGGGGTAAACGCGCTTGTATATATAGCAGTTCCACTAACAACCCTTACATTAGAAAGGTAGCCCCTAAAATAACCAAGAGTGCCATATGCTACGCGCAGGCCATTGTTACCACTGTAATTTGCAGAATCAGAAAATGATCCAGATTTGGCGCTTTGAGAAACACCATCAAAATAAACAGAAACAGTGCCGCTATCCCTAACAATAGCGACATGATGCCATGCGCCATCAATTATTCCAGAGGCGTCAACAGTCCATTTATTCGTAGTATTTGCATCATTCCAACACAAATCACTACTAACAAGTACAACGCCCCACCAAGCAGAGCCTGTTCCAGACGTTGGAATAAAAATAGTGCCAGCAGTGTCTGTAGTGTTTATCCAAAACTCAACGGTAAAGTCGCCACTTCCAATATCAGTACCCGTAGTGCCAACGTCTAAGTAGTTGTCGCCTTCAAAATAAACAGACCAATTATCGCCATACGGACTAAATGATCCGGGCGCTGGGCTAATATTGGAAACTTTTTGAGGTGTTAATGAGTCACCGCCTAATGTCCTTGTAAAAGAATCGTTGTTATCGCCAGAAGACCCCTCAAAATCCATAAGGCAAATAACGTCATTAAAATCAACGTCTGGGGCATCTGGAAGACCACCACCTCCCGAAGCCTGAATTAATTTTTTAGCTACGCTACTCATCCAAGTGCTTGCCCCGCTGTAAAGCCGTAATAGGTTGTTCCGCCGTCATGCGTATAAAACACAAAAACATCCACAGCACTGGCTGTTGCTGTAAGCGTAGGTGCTGTAGCACTAGGCCAATCTACTGACGCAGGCCATGTTATTGTGTAACCAGATGCACTAGCATCTTGGACAACCTTCAACGTAAATGCAGATACTTTACCGCTTGCCGCAGGATTACTAAAAGTATAAGTAGTGTTCCCAGATAACGTGTGAACAAAATTAGTACCATCCTGCAAATTTATTGTTACGGTTGTTCCAGATAAAGTTGTTGATTCTTCAATCATTCCATTATCAAAAGTCACTACGCCATTAGAATCTGCTGTGATCGCCTTTGACGCTTCTGATGTTCCCAGCGTTGTAATATCTAAATAGTTAATTTCTGCTGTAGTTGCTGTAACGCCATCTAATATATTAAGTTCGGTTGCTGTTGCTGTAACGCTTAAATCAGACAAACTGGAAACAGTGCCTTTAGCGTCAAGTTGTGTTTGAATGGCTGATGTAACACCATCTGTATAATTAAGCTCTGTTACATCAGATGTAATCCCATCTAAAGCATTCAGTTCTGTAGCAGTCGCTGTAACTGCGGCTAAGTCTGCAATTGTTCTAGCATTACTCATGTTTTATTACTCCGATGGTTTGGTAGGCCATGTAATAGTATTAGGAAATCCTGCTTGTGCTGTCACATCACGAAGGGCTTGGCGGTATGCCACCCACTCTGCGGATAAAGTTAGATCAGCACCTGCTCGCCAATCCGTATCAGCTAATAATCTATTTCTTTTGGCACGTTCTTTTTCTGCCTTTCGGTTGTCAGCATCCGCAGTCCATGCCGCTTCTGCCGCATCAAATTCAGCTTCTTCTTCAGCAGTAAAAGGGACGTTCCCATTAGCCGTTGCGTGGTATCTAGTCATATTTTACCCTTATCCGTTAGTAATTCCGTAAAGACGAAACTTTCCGTTAAATGTCCCTGCTGATACCGTAAAACGTATACCTGTCAATGCGCCAGTGTTTGAGTTTTGGCCTATGCCGTATACATAGTGGATATCGTTATCGTCCTCATAATAACTACCTTCAAACCTTATAACGTGGCGGGCTGATGTATCGGTAGGGTTGTATATACTAAACTCAAAATTTGCGCTTGCATGACTAGCATTGCCTGTGCCTTGAGCAACAATAATATTAGAAGCATTACCAAACCCGTTGCTGTATGTGCTGGCGGAACCGTCTGTGTCCATTCTTCTGAGTACATGATCATAAGTACTGGTCGTTATATATGATCCGCCAATCTTTAATAGCGCGCGAAATTGCGCGCCATCACTACTTACGGTCATGTCGCTTATTATCAGCTTGTATGCGTCATAGGTAGAATCAAACGTAGTTTCTATATCTACAGTTGATGCACCGCT